ATGATTCAGTGTAAACGGGTGTATGACCCGCAGGAAAGCAGCGACGGCTATCGGGTGCTGGTCGACCGTCTCTGGCCGCGGGGGATTAAAAAAGAGGCGCTGGCCTGTGATGAGTGGTGTAAGGAGTTAACGCCTTCCGCTGAGCTGCGCAAAGCCTTTCACGGCGAGGCGATCGATTTCGCCCACTTCAGCCAGCGCTATCGTCAGGAGCTCGACGCCCATCTCGAAACGGGCCTGCGGCTGGCGGCGCTGGCGCAACGCCAGCCGCTGACGCTGCTGTACGCCGCGAAGAACACCGAGCAGAATCATGCCCGGGTGCTGGCCGCCTGGCTGGCGGCCCTGCCGGTTACGATTTAGCCGGATGATCCCGGCGCCACAGCGCCCACTCGTCGAGGGTTTCGCCGCTGGGTAGTTTGCACTGAGTGCTGACGCCCTGCGGCGTTTGCACCGGCACCCGGGTGCCGCCGGATTGCTGACAGTATACCGCCGCGGGGTTGGGCATGCCGATGGTTTTCGTCGGCGCAGTGGACTGCGGCTGGGTACAGCCGGCTAATACCAGTGGCAGAATAGCCAGTAGCTTTTTCATTGTTCCTCCCTTTCCTGAATGCCCGGGGATTTTAGCCTGAATCTCCACGTTTTCTCCATCTTGCCTGCACTTTTCCCCCGTAGAGTAGCCCCTGTTCTCGAACTGACCAGAGAACAGATCATTCCATAATCAATGAGTTTTTTCCCCGTCGCCCCCGACGGGGCTTTTTTTTGGGATTTAATAAATTGAAATAAAAGGATTTATTTCAAAAGTGTCCACATATCGACCACATTGACAAGAATAGCCCCCTTTCCAGGGGGCTATTTTTATACTGCAAGACTAAGTTGACTGTTCCCGTAATGAGAAGCCGGGAAAGCGTCGCCGGGGATGAATCCTGGCGGCAATGGATCTGCGCTGGTTGAGCGCTTCGTTACTCTGCGCTCTACGGTGTTAAGTGTCGTGAATGACTCACTGCATTCAAGATTCTGGCATTGATGATATTGCCGGATGGTGAACTCGCTTAACCGGCGGCTGGTGCGGGTACGGGCGTTTGCGCCGCAGTAGGGACAAACAAACATGATGATCTCCCATAGGGAGTTGAACTCACGCCTATTATGGCCGCTACTGTTCAGTTTCTGCAATCCAGTCGCTTATTTTCGCCTCAAGCTCCATTTTCGTGGTAAATCCATTATCACCGATCACATGTTCCGCTCTGGCAATGATCCAATCCTGATTATCGATTTCAGGCTTAAAGCCCGACACGTTCAGATGCATACCCGGATATAAATCGGCGCGGCCGCGCGCCAGGGTTATCGAAAACTGTGCCGCGCCTTTCTGGAGCTGTATCCATTTTGCCGCAGCTGCGCGCCTGGCCGCCGTTTCGTTCTGGTAGGTTTTACGCAAAACATACACGTTACCTTCAGCGCCCTCCATGTAATCCCCCTCCGGCCGGCTGCTTTTCTCCTCAGCCTTTTTTCTGGCAGTATTTGTTTTGCGCTTAGTGACCTTGACCGGTTTTTTCTTGCCGAAATTAAGATCCAGCCAGTACGCCCGCACACCAGTGTAAGCATCACGATCGGCAATGCGGAACCTGTGACGATCTCCGCTGGCACGGGTTATCTCAGCCGATGGCAGCGCCCTACCGGATGCACTGACGCCGCCCCCAGGCAGGATAAACAGCAGACAGCCATTTTTCACGGTGGCAATGCCCCCCAACATCTCCGCCATGCGCGTTAAAAACGACATGTCGCTCTCTTCGGTCTGATCCGCATGGTCGATCTCAATGTCGATCAGGGCCTCGCTAATCATCGGCTTCAGGTCATAACGCCGGGCTATGGCCGATACCACCCGCTCTACCGTCACATCATGCCAGGACACCTCCCGCCTGACGTTCATCTCTTCGCGAAAATCAGCGCTGTGCGCGGTGATGTCGATTACATCCGGCGGCCCGCTATGCCCCACCTCGTCAACGGTGTAGAGACCTTTGTAGATCAACGCCTCACCCAGCCAGCCGATGGACACCGCCAGCTCCGCACCGCGTGGGGGTAAATCCGTTACTCCGTCAGAGTCATCTACTGACAGAGTTAGCTGATCAGCATCAAAACCGTTGTTATCTGTAACAGATAGCGAGGTGATGCGGTCGGCCAGTTCAGTCAGGGCGACCCCACCCAACGTGATACTAAAATCCGGTGTCTTTACGACCTCACTTAATTTTTCTAAATACCCTTCGGCTGCTGTTGTTAGCGTGTCTGCTATCGACATAACTCCCCCGTTTTTTGCTGATGATTCCATGCCCGCGCGCGGGGCTGAATCCCTTTTTGTTGTCAGCGAACGGGCAGACCGGCAACCAGGCGACGCCAGCAGACTTAACGTTGAATATGGCCCTGAACTCAAAGAGCAACATGATGGTGAACTTATGTCTGAAACTCGTTTTCACGGCGTCCGCTCTCGCGAAAATACCGACCTACAGCAGGCAATCAATGACATTGATTCCAGCGTGATCGGTATTGTCGCGGTTGCTGATGACGCCGATCCGGAAACCTTCCCGCTCAATACGCCGGTTCTGCTGACTCGGGTGCGTAACGTCCTCGGCAAGGCAGGTAAAACCGGGTCACTTTACAAAGCTCTCAAAGCCATTTCCGATCAGTGCAGCCCGAGTGTTGTGATTGTCCGGGTGGAAGAGGCTTCCGATAACGGCGCCAGTCAATCTCAGGCCGTTATTGGCGGAACAGATGGCGACAGCTACACGGGAATGTATGCCCTGCTGACGGCGGAGGCCAAAACCGGCTATCGCCCGCGCATCCTGGCGGTACCGGACTACGACACCGAGGAGGTAACGTCACAGCTTTGCGTGATTGCCCAGAATCTTCGGGCTTTTGTTTATGCCGGTTGTAACGGCTGCGCGACCATGGCGGAGGCTATTGCTTATCGCAAAACCTTCGCTTACCGCGAGCTGATGCTGATCTGGCCGGACTTCATCGCTTACAACCCCCTGACGGATGATAACGAAAAGTTTCCTGCCCCGGCATACGCCTGCGGCCTGCGCGCCGCTATTGATAACAGCCAGGGCTGGCACAAATCGCTGTCGAATGTTGTGGTGAATAACGTTCTGGGTATTTCGAAAGATGTGTTCTGGGCATTGCAGGCAGAAGACAGCGACGCTAACGAGCTGAACAACAACGAAATCACGACGCTTATCAAGCGTGACGGTTTCCGCTTCTGGGGTAACCGCACCACGGACACCGAAACCTACACTTTTGAGGTGTTTACCCGTACCGCGCAGATCCTGGCGGACAGTATTGCGGAGGCGCAATTTACCTCTGTTGACAGCCCGCTCACTCCGGCCAACGTGAAAGATGTGGTAAGCGGCATCCGCTCTGCTCTCAGCAAAAAAGTCACTGCCGGCCAGCTTATCGGCGCTGACTGCTGGTATGACACGCTGGATAACGGCACCACGGATTTGCGCCAGGGAAAACTGATTGTGCGCTATAGCTACAGCCCGGTCCCACCGCTTGAAGATCTGACGCTATACCAGACCTTTACTGATGATTTTTACGAACCGGCGTTCGCGTCGCTCGGGGGTGAATAATGGCTATTCCTCACAAACTGCGGCTTTTTAGCTGCTTTGTTAACGGCGACAACTATCTGGGAAAAGTGACCTCTTTCACTCGCCCCAAACTGTCACGAAAGGTAGAGGACTATCAGGGCGGTGGCATGCTGGGTGCGGTCGGTGTTGATCTCGGCCTTGAGGCTGGCGCGCTGGATTCCACCATTGTTTTTGGCGGCGTCATTAAGGCTCTGTTTCTCGAATACGGAGCAGAAATTGACGGCACGCGGCTGCGCTTTGCGGGTGAATATTTCACTGATGGCGAAAGCCAGCTTGTCGAGGTGGAGCTGCGCGGGCGATTTACTGAACTCGACGGTGGAGATTCAAAACAGGGAGAAGACACGGAGGAAAGTTACACCTTTAAATCCACCTACTACAAATTCTCCATTGATGATCAGCCCATTATCGAAATCGATCTGCTGAATTTCATCTACAAAAAGAACGGTCAGAACATGTTCCCGGACCGCATCACCTCCGCCCTTGGCATGGGCAATTAATAACCTTTCAGAGGGTGGCAAAGATGCCGCCCGGAGATTTTTAACATGGCTAAAAAAACTAAAAACCTGTTCACGCTGATGCAGCCGGTAGTTCGTAAAGACAGTGAGATCGGTCAGGTGGAAATCACCGGCGCCATCAGTCAGGCCGGATCGTTGCGCGGCCTGAATCTTATCCGCGTTGCCAATATGGATGCAGACTCAATTGCCACGCTGTTGACGCGGGTCACCGCGCCTGCGCTGACACAAAAAGAAATCAACGAAATGCACACTCTGGACTTTATCGGGCTGGCAGAGCTTCTGGTCCCTTTCTTGAATCCGCCGGAGCCTGGAGCGTCGAACGTGGCGGAGACGGAGAGCGAGTAATCACCGTTGCGTTTGACCAGATAGACGATCTGGTTGCTGATATTGCCGTTATTTTTAACTGGCCGCCCTCTGAAGTTTTCGGCATGGATCTTGGCGAGGTGATAGCCTGGCGCAAGCGGGCGGCGCTTCGAAGTGGTGCCAGTGATGAAGAGTCTTGATATCCGCGTTGCTTTCAGCGCTATCGACAGATTTACCCGCCCCGTTAATGCTGCCCGCCAGAGTGCGGGCGGCCTTTCCGACTCCCTCAGAAAAACACAATCTACCCTGAAAGGGCTCGATAAGAGCAGTGCCACTTTTCAGCGAATGACCGCGGCCGTCGGCAAAACCGATCGTTCCATCTCACGTGCCCGCGCCCGCTTTGATGGCTTGTCAGAAGCGCAACGTAAAAACGGGACGCTGACGGAAAAACAGCAAATACTGATGTCCCGATTGGGTGAGCGGCTTGATCGGTTGACCGCAAAACGTGTGACGGAAGTGGCCCGCCTTCGTGAGAGTGCATCAGCCCTGCGCCAGCATGGCGTCATGCTTTCCGGTAGTAGCGCCACCATCGGTAACGCGATACGCCGCACAGAACAATACAACCAATCCCTTGAACGGGAAAAACGGCAACTTGCTGCGGTCACTCAAGCTCGTAAACGTTACGAGGGTGCGCAGCAGATGGCCGGGAAGTTGCGCTCTGGCGGTGCCATAGCATTAGGTACAGCAACCGCTGCCGGGTACGGCGCCGGACGCTTCCTGTCGCCTGCGGTTGGTTTTGATGAGGAAATGTCAAACGTCCAGGCGCTGACGCGGCTCGATAAAAGCGATTCGCAGCTGGCCGCCTTGCGCACTCAGGCAAAAAAACTCGGTGCTGAAACCGCCTTCACCACACGTGACGCCGCCAGCGGCCAGGCCTTTCTCGCGATGGCTGGCTTCACGCCAGATGCTATCCGTGCCGCACTGCCCGGCGTGCTCAATATGGCGCTGGCAGGCAGCATGGAACTGGGCGAAACGGCAGACATCGGCTCAAACATTCTTTCTCAGTTTTCCCTCGATGCCGGAGAAATGGACCGCGTCAGCGATGTGCTGACAGGTACATTTACCCGTACCAACACCACGCTTAGCAGCCTCGGCGAGACAATGAAAGTTGTCGGGCCGGTAGCGGCGGGGCTTGGGATTAGCCTGGAAGAAGCAGCAGCGATGACAGGCACGCTGGCGCGCGTGGGTATTCGCGGTAGCGAGGCCGGTACTGCAATGCGTCGCTCCCTCTCCCGCCTGGCCTCCCCTACTACGGCAGCCAAAAAGGCACTCAAAGAGCTGGGAGTGGAAACTGCCGACGCGAGCGGAAAGATGCGACGTCCGTTCGATATTCTTCTCGATCTACAAAAACGCGTTTCCCACTTTGGCGAGGTGGATCAGGTTTCATTTTTCAAAGATATCGCCGGAGAAGAGGGTTTTACGAGCCTCCAGTCTTTGGTCAACGGCGCAGGTGATGGCTACCTCCAGTCACTCTATGAACAAATCGCTGAAGCGCATAAAAATCAGGAGGCATTCGCCGTCGCTAACAAGAAGAAAGACAACCTTGGCGGCGATTTGAAGGAGCTGGACAGCGCGTGGGAGGCGTTCCGCATTTCTGTAGCGGAGACAGTAGACGGCCCATTGCGCAGACTGACACAGGGGCTTAGCCGGGTTATTGGCACTGTTCAAAGCTGGGTAGAAGAAAACCCCAGACTTTCACAAACGTTGTTACTCGCCGGCGGGACTGCACTGACACTGACCGCTGTAATTGGCGGTATGTCATTAGTTGCTGGTCTACTTTTAGGGCCGCTTGCAAAGCTCAGGCTCGGGTTTGCACTGCTTTCCGGCGGGAGCGGCATAGGAGGTACGGTATCAGCGTTCCGCATGATGAGTGCCGCGGGCGGTAGCTCACTAGCAAAAATTAGCGGGTGGGGTGCTTTACTCAGCGGCCTGGTCGGACGCCTCGGCGTATTAACCAGAATGATGGTACCACTGCGCGGTGCGTTACTTGGCGCCTTTACCTCTCCGGGGACTGCTATCAGCGCCCTGTCAAAAAGCATTGGCGGGCTGGCACTGCGGCTAACCGGGATCCCTGCTCTCTTCGGCATTGTGAAAGGCGGAATTGCGGCGCTGGGTGGCGGCTTATCAATGCTGTTGAGCCCAATCGGCTTAGTGGGTGCTGCGTTTGCAACGGCTGGGATACTGATCTGGAAATACTGGGGACCAATTAAGGCCTTCTTTAGCGGTTTTTTTACAGGCGTCATCCAGGGGTTAGCGCCAGTTTATAACGCATTTTTCCGGCTGGCGCCCGTTTTCGGGATCATTGGGGATGGCGTCAAAAACGTCTGGAACTGGTTTAAAAAAGTATTAACGTCCGTTGAGGAGAGTCGCGAGGCGCTAAACAAATGCGCCAGCGCCGGGCATACCTTTGGAGAGGTACTGGGGACTGCACTTAGCGTACTGCTTTGGCCGCTTCAGAAGTTAATGGAAGGCGTTGGCTGGTTACTGGAGAAGCTCAATCTCATCCCCGCTGGCATTGAAAGAGCCAGGCTGGAAGCAGCCAGACTCAGGGCTATTCCGGTTATGTGGGAATGGGATGAAAAATCCGGACGCATGGTTAAAAGGGAGTGGCAATGGTCATCTGAAAAGCCTGCAAGCAAAGGCAGCTCACCGCCGCCCAATGTGCTCGGGGGCAACTCTGGAACAGAGCGGCGGTTGGGCCAAATCGCAGATAACACCAAAGGCCTTTTAGATGAGGAAAAGCGCAAACGTATCGGGCCGGGTGACATTGTATTTAAAAACCTCCCTCCAGCCTTTGCAGTGCGTGGTGAATGGCAGGAGTCGAGGCTTGTCCGCCAGTCCGTCAGCGCTCGCCCGGTTATTGCCGCTGGCGAACCATTGATAAAACAGACGCAGGCATGGCAACCGGTACGCCGAAATCAAAACACCCACACGGCGGCTGCGGCTTCAGATGATAGCTTTTCCGGTGATATTCACATCCATCTGCATGGCATTCAGAGCAGCAATCCGCGCGAACTGGCGCGACTTGTTGGCGAGGCTGTCCGCGCGGAAATTGATAAAAAGCAACGTGCTGCACGGGGTTCGTTCCGGGATAACGATTAATTAGGAGTAATAACTATGATGATGGTATTCGGGCTCTTTGTATTTGAACTCAGGACACTGCCCTATCAGCAATTGCAGCTATCCCGTAACTGGCGGCACGTCAAGAATGATCGTGTGGGCCGTAGTGCAAAATGGCAGTACGTTGGCGCAGGCGAGAACCAGTTGACGCTGGGTGGGTTGCTGTATCCTGAGATTACCGGCGGCAACCTGTCTTTGGGTGCCGTCTCGACAATGGCCTACACCGGGCTTGCCTGGCCGCTGATTGATGGCGTCGGTTCCATCTACGGGATGTATGTCATCACGGATTTGCAGGAAACGCATCAGGAGTTCGATCGCTACGGCAAGGCAAAAAAGATAGAATTCACACTCACGTTACGAAGGGTTGATGAAGATATCCGGGAGCGGCTGCAAAGTTTCTCTGTAAGTGAACTGATGGCAACACTGAAGGATGGAGCTGAAACGGCGTTGAATACGACACAGGAAATGGTTAGCAGTACGACATCCTTACTTGTAGTAACTGGAGTTCTTTAACCTGACTTAGCAATATACAAGCAACATCCACATCTAGCATGCTCCTACCTGACTGACAGCCCCAGTGGCTGTCATGAACGAGTGGAAGACATACTGAGTCAACAAGCAATTTTTTCTAATAAGCATAATTCTGAAATTCTCTTAACATCAGCATTATATTAACAGCAAGAAATATATTTATAATCCCCTAACAGCCTCCCCCCGCTAATAAAACTCAAGGAAGGAGGCGAAAGGATTCACGAGAAGTATTGAGATATATCCCCTTCAATTTTTAGCATGCTTATTCTAAACAAAGCAAACTCGTCAGGCGTTATATCTTTAGCATGCGCATCAGATCTATATTTGTTTATAAAACCAAGGGAATCGAAAGTTTCTTTCTTTGATTTTTCAAATATATTCTCAAAAGACCCCCATTCTTTTGAAATGATTTTTCTAATATCTTCGAAAAAAATTGTAGATAGATTAGGATCGAAAATATCATTAAAATTCTTAGATGTATATTCAGCTTTTCTTTTCCCCCCCAATATGTCAAGAATTGCACTTTTTGCCAATTCCTCTCCATACATGGATTTCAAGGTTGTTTTTATTATTGTTCTTAATTTTCTCTCCGCAATATTGCGTCGTTCAGATATTTCAGCCCACCGTTGCTCAATACTTGTTTCCATTTTCCTGTATTTATTTACCTCCAGAAGATAGCTTCTCATAGAATCGATGATAAAATAATAACCGCCATTGTCCTTTCCTAATATTCCATAACCCAATAGATGCGCTAATGAATTCTGTTTTCTTCTGGAGGCTTCCTTAAACGTTTCGTTATCTTCATGCGCCAAAGTAATTAGAAGCTCATACTCTTCATTATAATGTTCTTTCAATACACCTATTATCATTTCTAAATAATTAAAACTATTTTCCCCAAATGATTTAACTGCCTCCTTATAAGAAATTTTCCCTATGCTAACAGGTTTAGTTTGACTAAAAGAGTTTCTTGCAATTATGCTACATACTTGGCGGATTAGAAATGGATGCCCACCATATTCTTCATTAATATTAGTATAAATTGCCTCTTCAAAATTCACCCCCATTCTTTTTCCGATTCTTCTAATCATGTCACGTGTAGAGCGAATATCGAAACCAGGAAGATAAGTAGGTGTAAAATGATTGAACAGAGGGTTATCTGAACTATCTATTCTTGGAGTTTCAATGCATGACGGATTTGTGCCAACAATAAGATATGCTAAATTTATCCCTACCGTTTGGAAAACGGTTCTCATTGACTGCCAAAAATAAAGAAAATCAGCACCTGACCTCCAATGTTCTGTTGGGGATGTAACTCTTGAAATATTTTCAATCTCATCGAAAATCAAGAATAATTTTTTATCTTTTTCTTTGTTTACATCTCTAACAAATTTTGCCAAGAGTTCAGCAGCATCCTTCTCGGTGAAATATGCCTCTTCTGGAAGGAAGGATTGAAGATAATTATCTTCTTTTGTTTTCTTACAAACATAATAAATTGCCTCATTCCATTTTCTTTTATTAATTGATGGGCTCTGGCAATCAATAGTTGTAACAACTTCGCCATTCTTTTGTAAATTTCTCGATATGGCATTAATAAGAGAAGTTTTGCCAGTTTTTCGCAGACCAAAAACCCCTGCATTATTGCCACCCTTCATCCGATTAATAGTCGACAATATGATTTCATTCCTTCCAAAGAAAAGCCAATCACTTTTCAACGGAGCTTCAAATGAAAACAAATCTCTATTATACAAATATTTTTGAACTCTGTTTCTAAAAAAATAACCATCAGAGTTTCCTTTTTGCGTTTCATTATAGGTAAACGGTATTATATTTGCAGTTTCAGGTTCTTTTTTAATCAGGTCACTGATATTTTCTTCTATATCTTGATCTTTACTTATCAAAATACAACATGTTTTATCGACTCTTAAAGATGAAAGTTGTTTTGCCGCCTGCTCTATAGCATCCAATGTACGCGATTGAAAATTTGTATAATCACTGAAAAGAACTATTATCTCTCTATCGAGGTTAAACATCTCTATATATATATCAGTGGGTCGTAGTAATATGTATTTATACTTACTGTTTGATGTAAGCGTTATTACCCCCCCACCATTTGTTACGTAAAACTCTTTTGATAAAACATTAATGATGTCTTTTTCTTCTTGGCTAAAATGTTCTTCTCTCACAGAGAAATGTTTCCCTGGATAGATATTTTTTAATTCAGTCATTTTTTTTCCATGAGTAGCAAATGAGTAACTCTCATTTATATCTTTTTCTTAGGGGTAAAGTCAATCAATTGAGACAATTCTCATTCTATAAATGCGTGGCGATTCTACGACGCTTATAGCGTAGCATCTGCGAAAATGACTCAAATGAGCAATAATCACGTAACACACTGTTTTTCGATGACTTTATAACACCTGCGATTTTATTAATTTGATGAAGCACATTGTTCTGTGAGAGGTCGGGCTGAATAAATGAGTAATTGTAGCTCTTTCATTGAATCCCTTCAGGGAAAGAACTACTACAGCACCCTGAAAATTTCTCATTTTAATTGGCTCAGATATCTCTAATGCATCATCGACTTCTAGCACAAAGCCACCGGCCAAGTCAGGCTTAGCTGAATGCTCATAAGACATAAAAGCAAGTCTGAACTAATACATTGCTTTTTATGCCATACGTATCCACACGCATAAAACGACATACTCGTTAGTCACATCTATCGCTTTGTTTGTGGACGCCTTCAGGCCTTGCGCATCGCTGTAAGTCCCCTCAGTAAGGGCAAGCGGGCCGATTTTCTGGTTGTCTGTTCCATGAGTTGTGTTCGGATCCCACGTGGCACCGGGTGATCTGTCACCCGATCGGTGCCAGTGCGGTGGCAGATTATCGGCCTCAATTTTCACATTGTTGCTGCCGCCGGTCGCGCCGTATTTAGAGCCTATCCGCAGAACCCTTCCATCAAAGGTTTCGCTTAAATCAGCCCATTTCTGCCAGGTGAAGCGCTCCGCTGGGCTTTTCTCACCTGCGACAACAATCCCGACATAAAAAATAGCGTCAACAATTGCCTTAAAGGCCGCTCCGTCGCTGTTGAGTCCCAGCGCCTTCAGGGCTTCGGATGTATCGCTTAGATCGGAAAGATTATTTTCTTTCTGAAGTGCGCCGTTGATGCGCGAGTCATCCCCCGCAGCTACCGTTCCCGTATCTATGCCAACGTCCCGCGTGGCTGAGTTACCCAGTTCAAGATTATCCCGGGCCTCTCCGGTATCGTTTAAATCAGCAAGATTTTGTGCTCGCCGCAGATAGCGTTTATCGCCCGTTTCCTGCGTGATAGTGGCAAACGCCGGATCGATAACGAGCTGCACGCTTGAGCTGTGCGTCAGCGTCAACACCAGCGTCAGAATGATCTCTTTGATGATGGAATCAGATTGCGCCGGGAGGTATGTCGCCGGATATGTGCCGTAAGCGATGAGCGTACCCTTAGCGCTGACCAGCCCCGCTTCTCTGAGCGTTTTACCCGGATAATCCTGGCAGTTGATAACGATCTGCCCGCTGATAAACCCCTCATAGCTTGAATCAGAGTCAAAGGTTTCACGGCCAAACTGTCCAAAAAGCGCCGTCACCGCCGCCAGCTCATCGGGATCGGTCGGCAATGTCACGCCACCACCATCGCCGATCAGCACGGAGGTAATATCCACCACCTCCCCCGCCTGATACGCGGCCTCGATTTCGGCGGCGCCCGCCGTGGTTAGTGTCAGTCCCGTGGCCATTATACCTCCTCACTTTTTGTTTCTGGCTCAATGCCGTACACGCTGGCAAGTTGATCATAAAAATCATCACTCACGGTCTTGCGGTCAGCATCGATATCGCCTTCATCAAGATAAATCACACCAGCGATCTGAAGCCGGTTCAGGTGTTCCAGGAAAAACGCATCGGTCTGACAAAAGTCGATCAGGCTTTTTAATTGATTGAATGTTTTCATAGTTTGTTCGTTATCCAGTTGCCGGGTAAATCGTCGTAATCGTCCAGGCCCGCACAGGCATAAAACGCGTAATAGTGCGCGGTGACGTTCGGCACTTTGCCCATAAATACCAGGCCTTTGCCGGCGAGTAATGCGCAGCTCCTGAATATTGCCGTTGTGGTGACAATCTCCGGGTAACTCGCAAGATTAAATATCGTGTTAACGTCGCTGTGTAATGACGCGCAGCCGTCAAACAGATAACCCACCGTCGTTACCGCCGTGGTGTTGAGTAATCCCACCCCGACGACTTCCAGCGCACTGCATTCCGAAAAGACATTCGTGAATACCGTGGCACTTATGCTGGCGGCAAAAAGACCGGCTGGCACTGAGCGCAGGTTTTTACAGCCCCTGAAAGTCTGGCCGTAAGAGGTCACCAGCGGGTTGCCGCTGAACAGGTTTTCCGGTATTTCCTCCACGCCGGTATTCTGGAACGTGGAGCCAAACGAGGTAATAAGCGAGCAGGACGCGAACAGCGTCGGCGGAATATTTACCAGTGAGGTGCAACCGTAGAACGTCGATCCGGCACCGGACAGCAGAATGTTGTTTTTCAGCAAATCGCCGGGCAATACCGCCAGTGAGGTACAACCCGAGAATGTCAGCGTTAACGAAGTGAGATTGATGCAACCATCAAGCAGGCCGGATGGTAGCGCGATCAGTGCAGTACAATCCCGGAATGTCGATCCCATGCCTTTCAGGGACACCATGTCGCTGAATAGTTGTTTTGGCAGTCCAGCCAGCGCGGAGCACTTTTCGAACAAGAAATCGACGGCTGTCACTTTGGCGCAACCGGCAAACATATCTCCCGCGAGAGAAACCAGAGAGCGGCAACCTGAAAACGTATAGCCCAGGCTGGTTAACGCGCTACATCCCCGAAATGCGCCGTCCCCCACAGATACCAGCGAAGTACAGTTTACAAAAGCGTATGTGAATGTCGTGACCAGCGCTTTCTCAGCAAAAGCATCAGCATCAATTTTCGTGAGCGATCCACAGTTAGCAAAAGCGTATGAGAAAGTGGTGACTTTCGCGCAGTCAGTAAAAGACGGGAGCGCCGTCAGGCTACTGCACCCATAAAACGTACTGGCAAAGGTCGTCACCTCTACGCAGCCGCTGAAAATATCTTTCGCTACAGTTTCAAGAGTGCGGCAGCTGTAAAATGCAGAGGCGAATGTCTGCGCCTGGCTGCACCCGGCAAATAAACCCGCGCCGACCGTTTTCAGCGAACTGCAACCAGAAAAGACCGTGCCGAAATAGGTCACTTTCGACAGACCAGCAAACAGACCGGCAGGAACAGAAAGAAGCTGCGAACAGCCAGTGAATGCACCGCCAAAATGATTCGCTTCAGAACATGTTTTAAACAGGTTGGCGGGAATTGCCGTCAGTGCCGTGCAATTCTGGAATACGCCGGTGAATGCGCCGCCCGGAACATCCGCAAACATATCAGCAGGCAAGACAAGAAGATTTTTGCACGCCCTGAAGCTATAAGAGAATGTCCCTGCTGAACCGCATCCTGTAAATATTCCCGTGCCGATATTTGCAAGCATTGAGCAACCATCAAACGCGTAACTGAAATTCACCGCAGATACACAGCTGTGGAACAGATTATTGCCGATACTGATCAGGCCGGTGCAGCCTGCAAATACCGATGAGAAGTCGATCACATCGGGCTGGTTTGCAAATAGCCCCGATGGAACCTCAATAAGCGATGTACACCCTCTGAATGCGTCTGAAAAATCCTCTATCTTCATGCGAGAAAACAACGATGCCGGAATACCTGTAAGCGACGAGCAGTTGGTAAAAATATTTTTGCAGTTATTCACGTTTGGCAAATCGTCAAATGCTCCGGGACGAATAGCCATTAATCCGGTGGTATCCAAAGCGAACCCTGAAAGATGACCTCTTTCCCCTGTAACACTAATCAATTCCACAACAGGGTTCAGTTTCGAAGAATAGTTAGATAAACGGCTGCGCAGACAGGCAGTTTCCGTGTTCTTAACCGTGATGGTGTATTCCTTTCCCTGTACTAATTCACGTGTAGGAATAACCCAACCTGAAGCTTCACTGGCGGGATCGAAACGGTAATCCCGGCTGTCAATGCCGTCGCCATAGTCAACCGTGAAACCCTCGTCCATATGAGCAAAGAATATTGGCCTGGTTGCACTGTCGATGCGGGTAATGAACTTCATTACCGCGACCACTTTTATGCTGATCACCGCACTGACGCCATTAGTCGTCGTAACGGTGACCGAACAGGTACCTCGCTTCATGCCCGTAACCAGAATATCGCCGTTTACTATCCGGGCGGTCGCGATTGTTTGATCCGATGTAGTTACCGTAAAGGTTTTATCTTCCGCGTATTCGGGGAGAATTGTCACCGTGACCGTTTCCGCGTCCCCGGGGGCCAGATTCAGCTCGTAGCGGGATAAAACCACCTGCAACGGGACAAAGCGCGGCGTGATTTTCTCCGTGGCGTACATGTAACCGGCCGCATACGAGGTTCCATGAAGTCGGCCAAATACATGAACGGAAAACCAGCTGCGCAGATTCCTGGCGCGCAGCACCGCCAGTTTTAGATCCTGCTGGTCGTATTCCGTCACCGGCAAATCGTTCTGATACACGTTCAGGCGAAAGGTATACGGATCCCCTTTCGGGTTCTGATTGAACCATTCAACAATATCCGTCCCGAAAGGACTGTCCACCAGGGCATGACGGACGGCGGCGACCGTACCACGATGGCGGTGGATGTAGTGGGCGCGCTTGATCGCATCGCGTTTCTTTTGTTCTGACCAGTTAATATTCCAGGTATCAACCTGATATTCCCACGCCAGCCACGGCAGCAGCGCCAGCGGGCAACTGTCCGGATCTTTAACCCAACGGATCAGATATACCGGCAACCTCTCCAGTGCGGCGGCGCTGGCCCTGTCTATGGCCCGCTCCACGGCGGTGGCGTTGGGTGGCAGAATGCTGGCGGGATAATTAGCGGTCATAGTCCATCACCACAAGATTGATTTTCACAGAGGTGCAATGAGGCGCTTCGCCCATCGTCGCAACGACGTCGGCGGCCGGTGAATGCAAATCGACGGTAACAACGCCGTCCTGATGCAGCGCCCCGTCTATGCCCGACCGTGCAGCGGTGGCGTTGATGAGATGCACAGAGGCGGTGTATTCGTTCAGTGCTGCGGTGGCTTTTTCCAGCACCGTGGCGGTGTCCACGCCGTAAGGGACGTAAATGTCAGCAACCACCTGATAATTCACAATCACAGCGGAGCGGACATAATCAGCCACATAATCCGTAATCGGACGCACGTCTTCCGGGTTTACCGCTGACAGGACTTTATCAAGCAGCGCCTGCGGGGCAGTCCCATCTCCGGTACGTGACAGCACGTAGAGAAAAACGCGTCCTTCCTGGTTATGGGTTTCAGGGCCATAGGCGCGCACATCGAGCACATCCGCATCCGCACCTCGCGCAAAATAGTGATAGGCATTTCTGGCGCCCGCCGTGCTCAGGCGCGCCCATGAGAGCAGAGTGCGGGCGCGCAACTCTTCGTCGCTTTCGTATACGGCGTCCGCCTCGTCGGTGGCTTCAGTAATCAGCAGACGTTCAGTGTCAAAATTACCCGAGACCTGATCGAGATCCGCCCCCAAGGCGCTCGAAAGCAGCACCGCGCGCACGGCTTCATTGATGCGTTGCAGCAGATGGATCTCGCGATAGGTGAAGGCCTGAGCCAGTGCCGCCATCGGTTCAGATTCCAGCAGCAGCGCAGCAGACACAGAAGCCTGAAGTTCCACAGGCATGGCCGCCACGATAAGCGCCCGGATATCAGCCAGCACCGTTTCAAAATCGGGCACCTCGACGATATCAGGCTGTGGGATCTGAGATAAATCGACGGACGTTTGCACACTAGCTCCTTAGCCTGATGGTGTTACTGGTTTCTGTCATGGTTTCCGTGATAGTGCCGGTCAGTTCAGCAGTCACCGCGCCTGTTTCTGAAAACACCACATTGACGGTGGTCAGACTGATCCGCGGCTCCCACTGCGCCAGCGCAATAGCGGTGGCGCCCATCAGTTGCATGCGGGTGACGGTGTTCTGTGGCGCATCGAGTAAATCAGGTACCACACTGCCAAAGTCCCGGCGCATCACACGGGAGCCTGTTGGCGTGGTGAGGATTTTTGTCACGGACTGCCAGAGCTGATCGTGATCGGTCAGCGCGCCGGTGCCCTCCGGGTTCATCCCGGTATAACTGGCTGTCATTGCGGACCTCCCGTGGTACTCCCGCCAGACTGCACGCCACCGTGTTTATGTTCATGTACGGTGATCCCGTTTGACTGCAACACGCCGCCGGAATGGAACACATCACCGGCCATCGTGCCGCCGTGGGTCAGTTCGAAAGTGCGCGTTTTGAGGTGTTCCGTGCATTCCACCTCCGGTGTGTCCAGCGTGACGCGGGTCTCTGCCTGGATATGCGCGGTTTTAATACCGGTCACGGACAGTGCTCCGGCATCGGCGGCGGCGTCGTAATGCAGGCGCGCGCCATCCGGTGCGGTGATGCTGATTTCCAGCAGGTTGCTGCCCGTTGGCGGATTATCTGCGCTGTATGCAGAGCCAATCACAAACGCGTTTTCAGGGTTGCCGCCCGGACAACCGATCCAGACCTGCTCCCCTATCGAGGGCGGCAGCCAGATGCTGAATGCCCCTGCGCGGGTGACGTTCCAGCGGATCCAGGTGGTCAGCAACCTGCCGGAGCGAACGCGCACCGCTTTCTTGTCGGCGCTGATTTGTTCCACGACGCCCAGGCGCAGAATGTTTTCCAGCAGGCGCATCAGCTCAGCATTCATGACGCACCGCCCAGACTGCTGATAACGGCGTTTTCCGTAGCGCTCAGGTCTGCCGGAGTTATGCCCAGTAGTTCACGCGCCGGGTACTGCGCGTAAGCGCCCGGACCAACCTCGTCTTTGAGGCCGTACTGGTGAATACGGGCAATGCGCGCAGCGATGCCGTCAAATCCTACGGTGACGCCGCCCGCGTCCGGCCTGAGCTTCATAAAACGCAGGGTGCGCAGGCGGGTAAACATCGGTGCTTTTTTTGTCTCTGAATGCGTAGCTGATTGCGTTTTGATTTCCAGATACCGCTCGATATCGGCCCGGTAGAAGGTGCGGATATCCCGGCGCTTCTCGTCAAAACCCGTGATTGTCCGGCCATATTTACCGCGCCCGCCGCGCCAGTTTTTCAGCGCCCGCACCTCGTTATTCCAGAAGAACTTGATCCCCTGCTGGGTGCGGTAAACCTTACGGCGGCGCACGGCATAGCCGCTGCCGTCCGGGTTTTTCTGTGACGCGATACGGCGCTGCTGACTGCGACGCAGTGCCAGACCAATTTTGCGCGCGGTACGGGTGCGCCCCGCCGGGCTGACGCCGTCGAGGATGTCCTGAAAGACTTGATCCAGCTCGCTGAACATGCGATCGCTCACGCTCCGGCCTCCTGAAGCATGCCTTCAAATACCAGCCCCCAGCCTGCGGCGTGGGGTGCCAGCACGCGCGGGCGCGGCTCTGGCAAATGCTCGGCATACGGCACACCGTTTTCATCCAGTTGTACCAGTACCCGCTGACGCACCGGCAACTCAAACATCAGATCGGCGGTGTCATCGTTGTTAATCAGTGTGGTGAATTTAATCTGCTGGTTTTTATCGGGGTTCAGCAGCAGATCGGGCTGATTAAACCAGAGCCAGGCCATCAGCGGCAGCGTGAAGTCGTCAATGCTCCCTGCGTAGTTCATGACGAACAGCACCAGAGAATAGCGATACATGAACGACGGCGTTTCACCGGTAGTTTCAATGCCACCCTCTTCAACAAACACCGTCCAGGCTTCCGGGTTCGCCCGGCACCAGGTATTTGCTTTCTCTATGGCGGCGCGGAGTGTGTTTATCTTCAGCATTTATGGCTCCTTTCGGGTGTTCTGGCGCAGACTGTCCCACTGGCGGATCGCCGCTTTGTCAGCATTGCAGGCATCAAGCGCATCCATCAGCCTGTCGCTGAATATCGCCACCGCGCCCCAGGTCACTGGCTTATCCAGCGCCGGGCGTGGCGTCTCTTCGGTCAGGCTCTCCGGGACGGGTTCACGGACCAGTTGAATGATCGGCGCGGGCGGTGCGTTTTTGCAGGCTGCGGCTGACAGCGTCAGGCACAGGAGTAACAGCGCACGTGTCACCATTGAACGCGGTCTGCATTGCTTCACGTCGTCGCTCCCCTTCTGCATTACGCTGTTGCTCACGGACTTTTACCTCTGCCAGTAACTTATGGGTTTGTATGGCGGTCGCCTTCACTTCCTGAATAACCTGGTCGTAACCGGTCGCCGTTTCGGTCAGCAACTTGTTGCGGGTCCTGGCCTCGCTCAGCTGGTCGGTCTGCCACCAGACAGCAGCCAGAAGGACAAGCATCACAATCACACTGCCCGCCCTCATGACGGCGTACTCAGGCCCAGCAGGCACCAGGCTTTAAAATCATTGCGCCGGTTAACCAGGCCGGCGGAGCGCTTACCGCCCACATTGACGAAATCAGTCAGCCTGTTGCACATCTGCGGCCATTGTCTGGCCTGGGCATGCTTCCAGATCGTGGTCCTCTGCTTGCGTCCGTTTTTATCGGTGAACCACATCAGCCCGGTGCAGCCCAGATTCAGGGCGGCATCAGTCATGGCCTCAAAGGTGAGCTGAGGCATGTCGGCGCCGTGAAAATTGTTATTAATACAGTTTTCTGCCCGTTGCAGATCATTGATCCAGCGTCGCGCTATTTCCTGGTTGCTGTATTCGCGGTTTTCCACGCCGCCCGTGGAGCCGATACCAATGGTCAGAGCACCCGCCGTGCAGTAATAAGGCGTGCTGCGGCAGTCTTCCCAACCTGCAATTTTCTGCTGCCCTTCTTTCGACGTTCTGACGCTCCCGGGCGCCAGCGAAATGCCCAGAGCCACAATCACCGCAATCGAACATTTTTTGATGATGTTCTTCATGCAGGTTTGTCTCCGTGCAGTTGCTCCAGCAACTGCCGCTCGCGGTCCGACAGATTGCGGGTTTCCGCCTGGCGGAGAATCTGCTCGATCAAATCGTTACGGCGCTGGCTGGCCTGCTCAATGCGGCGGCGGTGAATCGCCAGCCGGACGGCGGAAGCAATCCCCAGAAGAAGTCCAGCCAGCGCCAGCTTTTCGCTGACGGTCATCACGCCCACGCCGGTCACCAGGGCGGATGTTGCAAACGCAAAATATTCGTTAATACGATCCAGAGTCATTCCCATAACTGGACGGTTACCCGTTCCACCTCGCTGGTTATCACGGGCATTTCGATCTCCTGCCCGGCATTCAAAAATATCTGGTTGCTCAGTCCCGGATTGGCTTCGAGCACCTTCTCCGTGACACCTGCGGTTTTGCCGTAATGACGCCAGCAGAGCTGATCAACCGTGTCGTTTTGCAACGCCCTGACTTTCATCAGAACAGCTCCGCATAGATACGGGCTTCTTCCCGAATGTCAGCGATACTCCAGCGTCCGTCCCGCCAGAGATCATCTATTTGCCTGTCCAGGGCTTCGGCGTCTTTGTCACCTTTTGGCGTGGTGCCAACATCCCTGTAACCCTCCAGAACACTGGCGCGCGTGAAGGAGTAGACCGCACGCCGGAAGCGGTAAACTTTTGCGCTTTCGCCGTTAATCTGCTCGACAGGTTCACCGACAGAAGTCAGCAGCACAGAGGCCAGAGATTCCGCACCTTCCGCTTCCCTTTGCTTGCGCCAGTCCTTCAATTGATCCGCGACATGCAGCGCGGCCTCCGTTGCCATATGCATTAATCGGGATGTTGTAATGTCACCGGCGATGCGGGCAGCCAGGCGCAGATCGTGGAGTTTTACCGTCGGCCAGAAAGTGCCGATGGCAATCTGTGCGCCGCCGTCGTCCACGTCTGTCACATCACTTTCAGCAGGTCTGACGGGGCGCTGTGCGATAAAACTCATCGTCGTTTCTCCGGTAGGTCAGGCGGTGGGCGTCCGGTAAAAAGACCGCATTACGGGCAGATCGCCGGGCGCGCCGCCTGTGGCGCGGGGCCAGTTCATTACGCTCAGGCGTTTACTTTGTGGCGGTTTTCGTTGTCTTTTTTGCCGCCGTTTTGCGGGTGGCTTTTTGAGTGCCGGCCGCCGTTTTCGTCTGCTTGCGCGTTCGTGTTGCTTTTTCTGTTGCGGGTGTTTCGGTTGCTGCTGTATCGCTGGATGAAGCCTCATCTTCCGCATCACCACTTGCCGCGCTGGTCTGCGGCGCCTTTTTCAAAGCGCTGACCAGAGAAGCGATCTCCCGTTTCACACCGGCACCCGGGTTCAGGCTCATGGCTTCCCGGAAGAGTTTCAGCGCTTCGCCTTTGGTTTCCGCGTCTTCCGTGTCGCGACGGCAAAACGCCCTCACCTTGCACAGCTTCGCGCGGACCTCATCCGGCATATCACTGTCAGCCACAATTTCGGCCAACTCGTCCAGCATGGGGATATAGCCTGACAAATCGGCTCCGGCGTCCGTGGTGGCGAGGTTCAGAATGGGATTGCAGATTTCCTCGGCCAGTACCGTGGGTGCCGAGCGGCGATAGTTGTCATCCGGCATGCTCAGGCCATGCTTAACGACATAGCGCCCGATACGCAGCGCCAGCGCATAGTCGGAGCAGTCCACCGCCCACACCATCAGCGTGGTGATGACCGGATCCGCGCGCCCGCTGTCGCCCTCGATCGTGCCGTCAATCCATCCCTGAAACTCAGGAAGGATGCTGGCCTTTACAGCGGCCTTCGCCTGGCGGGACTGGATTTGGCTTAGCGAAGATTTATGCATATGCAGGCGAAAGAGGATCTGCTCATGCGCGGTGCGCGTCTCCGCGTCACGCTCATCACTGATGCCCCGCCTCTCTGCCATGACCTTCTGAAAGTGTCTTTGTGCCGGTGTCAGCATGGGTTCATTCTCCTGGGCGGGCTTGCTGCCCGCCATGTGATGGGGATTATCAGGCGAATGTCACGCCGTCGATCATGGCAATCATGCCGTACTCTTCAATGACATAGTCATCATTGCTGGACTGGTAAGTCGCCACGCGGTTGTAGTGCGGCTCTTCCCGGATAGAGCGACGCAGGGAGCCTTTCTGGTAGTACACAGAGAGGTTTTTCAGGTTGGTGATGAGCACGACATCTTCAGGAATGCCCGGGACAAAGACCGTCGGCAGGCCGCCGATCTTTTCCTGGCTGACAATGAGCTGCGCGGCCAGTAGTTCGGTATTCGGATTGGTCTGGCTGAGCGCGTTCACTTTCGGCAGGTTCACTTTCAGCAGCAGATCGGACGAGAGCACAGTCACCAGACCGGGAGCGCGGCGGAACCAGGGATCCATAAGGCTGTGGCGTGCATCGAGCACGGCGGCATCAATATTGCCGTAGGTGCCTGACGCAATTACCGCGTTATTCTCATCACGGGAAGTCAGCGTGATACCTGGCATAATGCGCTGCGGCGCCTCATTGCGGATCTTTTGCAGCCAGCCAACGCCGCAATCCTGCAATAACGGATAGGTCGTGCGGTCGGAGTTTTCAGAGTAATGCGTGCCATTAAAGCCAATCATCTGGCGATCCAGCCCCAGCTGACGGGCCATCGCATTACTGATTAATGACTGAAATTCAGGGTGACCGGCCCACGCGTCCAGCTCCGCATACGAAAGCGCATAGTCATAGTTGGTTTTGCGGCAGTGGTAGTTCTGCGGCTCTTTGTTATGGTTCGGTGCAGGGTTACGGCGGTTGGTGCCGTCCGAGCTGTTATTGGTGCTCGCCATCGGTCCCTTACTGCCAATTTTTACTTTCTGCCCTTCCTGCTCTTTAACCCCAAAGTGGTTAACCAGCTTCATGAAGTCATCCGACTCCATGGCGGCCTGTTCCAGTTTTTGCTGGATAGTCGGATCGACGCTGAAACGATTGGCAACGGCTGAGGGTGAGACACCGTTCAGATGTGCCTGGCGCACAATGTACTTATCAAATAGTTCGCGGGTCTGGTTTTCCATGGTTACCTCTTAGAAGTCTGCAAGCTGCGCGCTGCTGTTGCCGGTTGCCGCCGGTCGTGCGCTGTAATTTTCTGCGGGCTGGAGCTGAAGCTGACCGCGCAGCTCGTTAAGTTCGCTGGTCAGTTGCTGAATGGTGGCTTTATCCTGTTGGCGGTCCTGTTCCAGGGCACTGAACCGGTCAATCTGGTCTGCCTGAGATTGAGCAACGGCTTCAACAACCTGATGCAACTGACTGAACCGTTGATCGTCGGTTTTCTGGCCTTTACCAAGGATGCCCATCACGCGGTTGAACCAGTTGACGCCCTCCTCGCTGCGATGAGCGGCCAGTTCGATCACTTCAGCTTCAAGCGCATCAGAGAACAGCGGCGCCTCGATCTGCTGGTTATTGAAGGCCATCACCTGCGCGCGCTGCTGCGCGGCAAATTTAAGGCGCTCAGTCCCAAGACTTGCCGGGGTGTCCGTCATCGCCAGGCCGACCACATACGCCTTACCGTTAAGGGCAAACTGCGGATGCAGCTCAATACTGGAATAGATTTTTTTTCCTTCATCGGTGAGCTGCTTCATTCGTGCCGAAGCGTCGATCTCGGCATAGAGCGCCGTACGACCGGCCAGCGGCCCTTCGGTAATATCCTCCGCGCTTAAAGCAACAACATCCCCCATGGCGCCAAAATTGCTGTCAGGAAGCATGGAGAGATAGTGCTCCACGTTCACGCGGGCGCCGTAAACGGCCGGGTTGTAGCTCGCCGCCGCATCGCGGAGGTGCTGCGGCTGGATCTCGCGCCCGTCAACGGTGGCGCCGGAAACCGCAACGCGAAACTTTTTGCGGGCGGGTTTAGTCGTGCTGGCCATGTCGTTTTATCCTGTTGATTTATGTCAGTCGCTGCATCATCGCAGAGCCTGAAAGCCCGGCGCCACGCGGTTTTGTTGTCGGAGAACGGCCAGACCTGAAAGCCCGAGCCGCGGGGATCGCGCGCAGGTAATCTCCCTGCTCAAAAGGGGGAAGTGATGATTCAGGATGCGTTTATTCGATTAAGGGCAAAACAGCTCTACTGGCAGGGTTACCCGCCCGCCGAAATTTCGCGACTCATGGGCATCAACTCAAACACGGTTTATTCGTGGAAAAAGCGTGACGAGTGGGATGACACAACGCCCATCAAACGGGTGACGCAATCCATTGACACCCGTCTCTGCCAGCTGAGCGCGAAAGACAATAAAACCAGTGGCGATTTCAAAGAGATTGACCTGTTAACCCGGCAGTTGAAAAAGCTTGATACCGGGCAGGCTTCCACTATCACCGGCGTAAAAAAAACCAGTCGTCGCAAGAAGAAAAATCACTTCTCCGAGGAGCAGATCGAGGCGTTGCGCTTAAAAATTCTCGACTCTCTCGCATGGCACCAGCGCGGCTGGTACGAACAACGAGATCAGCGTAACCGGATGATCCTCAAATCGCGGCAGATCGGGGCAACCTGGTACTTTGCCCGCGAGGCATTACTGGGCGCACTGAGAACGGACGTTAAGCACGACTATCAGCGCAACCAAATTTTTCTGTCGGCGTCCCGCAAGCAGGCGCTCCAGTTCCGCAACTTCATCCGTAAAGCGGCTGAAGAGGTGGACGTCGAACTTAAAGGCGGTGAGCAAATCACGTTGTCAAACGGCGCGGAGCTGCATTTTCTCGGGACGTCGGCGGCGACGGCGCAGTCGTACACCGGCCACCTGCGATTTGATGAGTTTTTCTGGACAGGAAACTTTATCAACCTGCGCAAAGTTGCCGGCGCCATGGCAACGCTCAAAGGCTTAACACGCACGTACTTCTCCACGCCATCCAGCGAAAGCCATGAAGCCTATCAGTTCTGGACCGGCGATCGATGGAATGCGAAACGGCCTAAAGCGCAGCGCGTTGACTTTGACGTTTCATGGAAGAAAACCCATAGCGGCGTGCTTTACCCGGATAAAACGTGGCGGCAGATCGTCACTATTCAGGACGCTATCAATAACGGCTGGGACTACACCGACATTGATGAAATCCGGGACGAAAACAGCCCTGATGAATTTGAAAACCTGTACATGTGCGAGTTCGTCAAAGACGGCGAAAGCGCGTTCAATCTTAGCCAGTTACTGGGGTGCGGCGCTGACGGGTATGACGACTGGCCCGACTGGAAACCCTTCGCCAGTCGCCCTATGGGCCAACGTGAGGTGTGGCTGGGCTACGACGCCAACGGCGGCAGCGGCAATGGTGATGCCGGTGCTCTGTCCGTGACGGTCCCTCCCCTTGTGGCCGGCGGCCGGTTTCGCACGGTTGAATTGAAGCAACTGCGAGGGCTTGAGTTTGAACAGCAGGCGGCGGTCATCAAAGAGGCTGCCGAGCGCTACAACGTCACTCACATCGCCATTGACGGTCAAGGCGTCGGGGAGGCGGTCTGGCAGATTGTTAAAAACTGGTTCCCGGCGGCTATTTGCTACCAGATGAGCCTATCTTCCAAGCGCGCCCTTGTCCTCAAAATGTTGCAGGTCATACGCGCCGGCCGCTGGGAATATGACCGCAGCGAGCAGGGTCTGGTCAGAGCCTTCAACGCTGTTCGCAAAGTTGTTACGCCCGGCGGTTTCATCACTTACGAAACTGACCGATCGCGCGGCGTAAGCCATGGTGATATGGCGTGGGCAACCATGCTTTCGATTATTAATGAACCGTTGGGCCAGGAAAGTGGCGGCGGTGGTTTCGCAATGGGATGGTAACTGTGAAAAAGAAATACGGTAAAAAGCCGATAGCCAGCACAGCCGGTTCTGACATTGCGGAGTCACTGAAGGCCGATCCCGCGTTGACAGCGTTCAGCTTTGATGGCCCTTATCCCGTGCGTGATATGGCCGATTTGCTGGACAATCTCTATTGCCTGGACAACGGGCGATACTATGAGACGCCAGTGGATTTTTACGGGCTGGCTAAAGCTCCACGTCAGAGCGCCTGGCATGAGTCTGCTCTGTACTTCAAACGAAATGTGCTCACCGGCTGCTTTATCCCGCACAAGCTGCTCAATCGCCAGACCTTTTCCGCGTTTGCGCTGGACTGGTTCACGTTTGGCAATGCCTATCTCGAATTGCCGCGTAATCGCCTGGGCGGCCCGCTAACCTTCAAACACTCTCTGGCGAAGTACACCCGGCGTGGGAGCACAGATCTCGATCAATACTGGTTTATCCGGCGCTGGAAAGAAGAGCACACGTTCAAATCAGGAACGGTTTGTCACGTTCTGAACCCTGATATTAATCAGGAGGTCTACGGTATGCCGGAATATATGGCAGCACTGCTGGCCGCCAGCCTGGCCCACTCCGCTGACATGTTCCGCAAGCTGTATTACGACAACGGCTCCCACGCGGGATGCATTGTCTATATCGGCGCTGGACAGGTTGATGATAAAAGCATGAAGGCAGTCAAAGAGACGTTGACCGGTGCGCGTGGGAAAGGCGCATTTAAAAACCTGCTGCTGCATGCGCCAGGCGGCGGCAAAGACGGCGTGCAAATCCTCCCCTTCCAGCAGATCACGGCGAAAGATGAGTTTATCAACATTAAGAACGCCACACGTGACGACATACTCGCAGCGCACCGTATCCCGCCGCAGCTGATGGGCGCCATGCCAGAGGGAAACGGCTCATTTGGGGATATCGAGAAAGCCGCCCGGGTCTACGCTATCAACGAGCTGACGCCCGTAATGGAGGCGCTGAAGGTGGTCAATGAGTGGATCGGAGAAGAAGTGATCCGCTTTAACCCTTATGCGTTGCTTACCCCTGAGAAATAACCGCCAGAAATCTCAGTTTTTTAAACAACATCAGCCATTTATAACGGGCCAGCGTTTTGCTGGCCTCATCTTTTCTGCTTAAAGAATCCCGCATCAGCGCCCCTCTGCGCGTCGCTGCTTTTTGCCTGCGCGAGGGCATGCCTCCACCCAAAACGACCACTCACAGTGACGCAGAACCCATGAAATTGCGTATTCTGCCGCCTTCCCTACCCTGACCCGTTTGCGGGGGCTTGCCCCCCGTCACCTGCGCACGCAAAAGACATGAGTTTTTATGCAACAATCAAACATATCAGAACCATTACTCTGCCGCCTCTGCATTAAGTTATACTATCTTCATGAGATCGTGCATTTTTGTACATCATCTTGCATTTTCCAGAACAATAAGAGGATCATCAATCAGTGACTAAATCTAAGTTTTTATCTTTAGATACAAAAATCCAACAGTTAAAAAAAACCACTCATGGATTGAAACTCCGAGATATATGCAATAATTTATTTATGGCGCTAATTAGATTTGGACGTTTTAACAAAACTGTCGAATTGCACTCACCTTCAAGACAAACATTATATCTTTTAGGTATCTTAGCATCTCAAAAACAAACGGAAAAAGATAAGAACTGTAGTGATGATTGCATGAAAAAAATAAACTCACTATTAAATGAAATTTTCGGGAAATATCTAAATGCATATATACCGACAGCAAAAGAAATGGTAGGTGAATTAGAATGGTTAAAAAATCGAGATATCTCAGCGCTCAGTTTCTTAAGTTATTTCTTTGAGTCTCCAAAAATCGCATCCGAACAAATTCGTTTAGAAAACTTGAATTCATTTGAAAAATTCAATACTGAACTTAAAGCTAAAAGCGGATTGAATATTTCTGAAGCTGTAGAAATCGCAGATGCAATAGGTGATTTGCTTCAAAAGAATATAGATGAAATCTCAACTATAATCAATGAAATCGAAGAGTTACGAATTAAAGCATTCAGTCCTCCGAACATCGACCATAATATCATAGAGGAAGAGTTAGTTTATAAATGCAAACCTAAAATGGCAGAAGCATTTGAAAGAATGAATTATATCTCATGTTTCAAATTCGATTTGTTAGAAGAAAAATTCACACCTGATGTAATTCAATCCTTTAAAAACTTGTTTGTGATTAAAAAAGGTGAAGCCAATGAGATCCATTATATAACTGATGAAAATCCAGTTTTATCTAGCCCGATCCTTACTGAAGATAATGAATTATTTTATCTGTGCTCAATGAATTTTTTACATTTAGCTATACAAATCAACTTCGAGAATTTATTAAAACAAAGTTCAATTTCAGACAAATTTAGAAAGCATAGAGACATGCTTTTAGAAAAAGATACTGCTGAAATGTTCCGGAAATTCTTTCCAAAAGATGCGTTGATATTCGAAAGTGTATTTGAAAATAACAAATCAACTTATGAGCATGATTTACTAATCATACATGAAAGAGTGGCAATTGTTATTGAGGCTAAAGCATCACCACGAAGAGAACCACTAAGGGATCCAGAGAGAGCGTTTAAACGTATTAGCGATGATTTTAAGAAAAAGTCTGGTATTCAGAGCGGATACAATCAAGCCCGAAACCTTGAGAAATTACTTGAGCGAAAAGATATCACACCGTTATATACGAAGAAAGGTGAACTTCTTGCAGAAATAGATGGGAGAGAGATAAATGAGATTTATAGCATTTGCATAACTAAAGATGATTTTGGAGTATTAGCTACAAACCTTACGTTATTACTTGACAAAGACGAAGAAGCTAAATACCCATTAGTAATAAATTTTAGGGACCTAAAATACTTATTAGACTGTCTTCAATACGTTGAAAAAGACTGGTCATTTTTCGTAACTTATCTTCGCGAAAGACGATTAGTTCACGGTAAAATTTTATCAGCAGATGAGCTCGAATTTGCTGGGGCATTTCTTAAATATGGCACATTGTTTTTTACAGAAGAAATCCATGACAGACATACAAAAATAGCCCTAGACATAAATGAATCGAATATATTTGACGATATTCACTTTGCTCAATTAGAAGGAGTTAAATTCGAGGTACCCTCTATCTCTCCACCATATGAAATCTTTAACAAAAACAAATTCATTAATAATTTTAAGCGTTCCCAAAAGGATAAAGAACACAAAAAAGAAAATAAGAAGAGATTTAAACACGCCAGAAGGAAAAACAGAAAATGATTATTTTAAAAATATTTTCAGATATTCAGTAAATTTGACAAGCTCATTACACCCTCGAAACAGCCGCATATTTAGCGGCTGTCTGAAAGCATCTAAAATCATGTAACTTTACTATATTGACTCAAACTTGAACTGACAGTATTCATTGGTACCATATAATCAAATCATGCAGCCATCAACAAACGTGAGCCGAACTTGACATTATAAATGTTCGAAAAACAATCATAAAAATTTCTTTAACGGCACATCTCTTGGCAGGTAAATACCATCTTTTGGACGACTGCGCTCTTCAAAATAGATAGCTAATGATAAATAGATAATTGAATTTCTTGCTAATCCAATGAGTTGCATAAGTCTTTTTTCAAATTGGCTTATTGGGATTAAAAGAGAGTGAGAAGATAGCTTTTCTTTTTCATAAATTTTTGATTTTAATTCTATGAGCTTTGACTTCTTATTATTAATTTCCCCTTCAAGCTGTTGGTTTGAATAATAATCACCATCTTTTTTGGCTTGATCAATATTTAATTCAATCTCTCTAATTTCTTCTGAAAGTGTACTAGCTTCTTCCTGCATTTTTCTAAACTCTTCATCATTGTAATTATTATGCGATGTTGCAAGTTCATAGCCAAAATCATCAACTATTTTTAATGACCGGTGTTCCATAGCATTTCTAATGTCTGCAAATGCCACTGCATCTGGATCTAACCATTTTGTTACTAAATCAGAGTCACCGACTTTACGAATATCTTTTAATATATAAAATAAAGCATGGATAAAATGATTGCCGCTATCCTTAAGTTTTTTATGTGGCCTCCACTTTTTATTACCACCTGTAAAGTCACGGAACAAATTATCCATGCTGATTTTCTTATCATATTTCAGTTCATTTAAATCAAAGAACCTACTAATTAAATATGCTATTTTATCAAAAAGTGAATATACTATCCTGAATGCTGACTTATATTGAGCAACCTTTAGATTATTAATTGAGTAAGTCATATCTTCAATTTGGTGATATGTTGAGTTAAACATATGCGGGGTATCGTCTGGTATATCTTTTGAAGAAAAAATCAAATACCGGGCATAAAAGTAATCATTTTTTAACTCGTCATAATTACCATGATAAGATAATTCGTCGCTCATAGTGAGAGAAGTATTAAGCGATTGAACAAATGAGGGTAATTCGAAAACATCCTGATAAGTGATCGGATATTCACATGAATCATTCAAGTCATTAAGAAAGAGTCGGTTACTTGCACACCACTCTAAATACTCCTTCTGTTTTCTGGATATGTTTATTTCAGTATAATCTTTAAAATAATCGAAAGCCGATAATTCGAATGACTCCTCAAACCATCTTATAAAATTGAATAATCTGCCGCCTTTTTCTAGCGGCCCTCTTTGTTCAGGAAATAACTGACTGATATTCTCAATTGCTTTTTTTAAAAGTTTATAAGCTACAAGAAAATGATATTCTGCATGACCGTTATCATAAAGTGAATGTCCAAGAAAAATTTCATTACTGGCCTTTGCTATAATGGCAACAAGATTATTATCTATAGAAATAGCTTTATCATAATGGGTAATGCTACATAGCGTTCTGCCTTGTGATGAAAGGTGATTAGCTAAATTTGTCTCGATCATAGATCTAAGATTATTATATGCATGGATATTATTTTCGTGTTCTCTCCAATCTGCTTTAGGTAATGCATATAAAGCTTTCCGGTAGAATATGACAGATTTCATCAAATCATCTGAATACCACTCCGTTTTACGTGTTTCGTACAGTTTAGAGTAACAATTTCCTAAGCAGTAAAGAAAATGTGCCTCATATAAAGGGTGAGTAAAGGTAAAATCCCGTTCTGTAAAACTTTCGACTAAAGCAGATAATGAAACGTGATCACCAGTGATGATGTATTCATCCGCACGTGAACTAAACTCGTCGAGTTCATCTTTTTGCAATAACAAAGTGCCTCTCCCTTAACTGTCCATAAGAAACTGATGGCAAACTCGCGACATTGTCCTCCCGCTCATCATAATCGTCATACATGCCCCATATTCTTAACTTACTCCGAAGAGAACAGCCCATGCCCGGGAATCCATCTTCCTTAGCATATCAGAGTAATGCCCTACAGGATTAACTGTGATGTGACCTACATCTACTTTATTGTGTTTTTTCAATAGGTTCCACACGTTCCGAATCTTAACATCTGAATTTTCGGGTTCCGTACTGCGCATCCCCCCATCGTGAGTCGCGTAGTAAATGCGATCACCATAACGTATGCGTTTACCATTGAGTAAATGATTAACCTGGGATTCACTAAGTTCAATGCCGATAGATGAAGCAAAATCGCTCAACAAGACCTCAAGCGGAGAGTAATTGCGTGATTCTACGTGGCCCTGCGCTTTCTTCTTGTTATATATCTCCTCTGTAATCCTTCTCAGTATAGCCCGGCGCTCTTTTGCGGGTAGTTTACTCACATCAAGCGCTCCCGTTACTTCGCCGGGGGGCATTATCTCGGGTATAGCAACGTCAGTTCCCATCTCTTTTTTGCTGATTTTTTGGTTTGGGGGACAGTTATTGCCACGAGTCCAAGGGGCGACGGGGTCGCCCTGGGCGGCGCTTTCAGCGCCTGGGTTAGCGGGAGCCTTCTTCACCATCTTCCAGGTATGGACATGCGTGCATATTTTGTTTTCCTTACCGGTGATTGGCGACCAAATGCCATAAATACGAATCCCGTGATCGCCATAGGTTCCTGGTTCGACTGTCGGCTCGTAGGCGGTATGAATGAGGTAATTTTTGCGGGGAACAAGTACACCGCCCTGCTTCATGATGTAAGTGGCAAAACAGCCAACATCAGCAGCAGCGAGCACAGCGTCCAGTTTTGGATCCATAAGTACCGGAGCACCCGGTTTGCTGGTTTTCATTGCACGAGTTGCCTGCGATGCGAACAATCGTAACTCGCGGTACGCCTGGCGGCCTGGAATCCCAAAAAAACGAAATTGTTGAACACGGTGCAACGATGCCCACGCAGTGACGTGCTCGGCACTATCACGTAGTGATTTACCCGTCTCCTTGCTGACGGTGTCACCCAGCCCACGCCCATCGATGTTTTTACTGACGTACTTTGCAATATAACTGGCCGGAGTCCCCTTTCGCGGGTCTATCAGCTTTGACTTGAAACGAGCGCCAGTGTTATTGCCAAGTTCGGCGCGATCTTCTCGGATAGCAAAACGACGCAGCAGCTCTGTAATTGCACGTCGATGTTTTTTGCGCATAAAACACAATAAATGCCAGTGCACAGTGCCATCGTGATGTGGTTCGGCTACGCGGACGCCGTACCAGCGCAGCTCTTTTTTGTGCATTGCCTTACGGAATGCCGCAAACGTATCAACCAGATAGTCGCTGCTTTTCCTAACTGTCGATTGATCCCATGTAGGGTTAGGCTTCCCGTTCATCAGTGTGGCGTGGTACTTAGAAGGACAGGTGATGGTATAGAACATGGCGCAGTCGCCACGCATTTCAGCTATCAATTCCAGGCCTTTTACACAGGCCATCATCTCATTACGACGGTGCGCTGGATTGCTGGCACTTGCAAGCACCACATCCTCCATGTTGAGCGTGTCGCCATCTTCGTTAATCAGATTATGGTTGCGGAAAAAATCCATCGCCTTACGGCGTTGTTCCCGCTTCTGCAACAGGATGTCATGGCTGACATAAGGTGATGCGTGCCGATGAACAAGGCACGCTGCCCGAAGCAACTCTTCCCGCCATTCGTTGCGGAGTTGCCACAGCTTACGTTGCCACCAGTCAGCACAACGCATACGGGCTAGCGCGCCCGGTATCAACTCGTAGTTAATCGGGTTGCGGCGATTATGTTTGCTGCGGAGCGCTTCATAACCCGGCGGGATAACATCGAGGCGTGACACTTCGGCCGCCACACGACGATAGAGCTCCAGTATTACGATGGGAGAAGCTAATTCATCGGTCAGCATCTCACCGCAAAGCTGGATAAAAATCATATCAATGTGCGCTGCGACCAGCGTTGAAAGCCGCTTAACCTCCCGCTGATTCAGTTCAGCAAGTCGAAGGAGTTGATCAAGGCTATCCCTGCCAGCCATGGCCTGGAATGACAGCGACGCCTGGTTAGCACGGACCTTGTCAATCCTCACTAATGAGGGAGTAATGACCTCATTCAGATAGGTAGGCAAATGGCGTGGATCTTCTGATTTTTCCAAATACTTAATCCTGGTTTCCAGCGGCTTGCGCAGGAAACCAGGCAAGCTGGCGACGTTATCACGAATCAGGGTAAGAGGATCAACACGATGGAGTTCTGCATGTCGCTTAGCTTTCTCAATCAGCGCATCATTCAATTCGTCATAGTGCCAGGGATCGCAATGTGCAACAGAAAAGAGGTACTCTTCTGCTGCACGACTCATTGCTTCAGCCTGCTCGCGTTGATCGCTTTTATCCTGCTCATAAAGAGCAATCCAGACGGCCAGCGCAGATGGTTTCCGTGCAGGCGCATCAACAGCATAAGGGTTTACTGGCTGCTTTCTGGCATTCCAGCTCCATGCCAGGGCTGTGGAATCAGGCATAGCTCACCGTCGTTATCTTATTTTGCCTGGGCTACGCCACAACAAGCCGGCACGCCAAACATTTCGGCATATGCCGCATCGCCCATCACCGCCCCACAGTCCGGGCAACCTCCACCACCAGAACGACCGCAACCGCCGCACACGCGAAGTACGCCAATCACTTCACCGGCAATATGGCGGGTTTTGGCGCTAACGGAACGTCGAACTCTGAATGCGTGGAGATTGAAAGCGGAGTAGATCTGGCGTGTTTCTGGTGTGTCGCTATTCGAGATGACCGAGCGCGTTCCATGCTGACGATTAACGTCCAGCAACGCCGTAACCAAAGCGCGGTGATCATCCAGGGTAAATGGCTTGTCGTAAGCGGTAAAATTGGCTGTTTTGCTAGTCGGGATGTACGGCGGATCGCAGTAAATCACGGAGTCCAGGCGATTCCTGGCGACGTACGGAATGGAAGTACGAAAATCATTACAAAGAAAGAGCGCGTGAGTATCCCGCGCCTTTTCGGCAAACAAGCGCATTTCGTCTTCTGGGAAATAAGGCGCCTTATAGCTGCCAAATGGAACATTGAAACCGCCATCCCTGTTGGTGCGATAAAGCCCGTTAAAGCAGTGGCGGTTCAGGTATAAAAATGATGCCGCCCACCGTACAACGTAATCATCTGCACACTCGTCATCCCACGACTGGTGGTTGAACAACTTGCGCTCTTCGTAATAGCTATCTTCGTTATTGCCATTTCTGAATACATTTTTGGCGATCAGTATCAATCTTTCAGGGTCTTCCCTGAGCGCGCGGAAGAAATTGATCAATGCGCGATTGCTGTCACAAAGCACATAGCGGCGGTATTCCGTATTCATAAAGACTGTGCCACTGCCTACAAAGGGCTCAATCAAGCAATCGGCTTTAGGTAAGTGCTTCAGCAGCTCCGGCAACACGCGGGTTTTACCGCCAGCCCACTTAAGAGGTGACTTAATCATTTGCGGCATTCCTGGTTATAGGTTTCATGGGTCATCAGTCGCCACTGCTTACCGCCGTTTTTGCTGAGCAAACGCCAACGGAGGCCAATGCGGATCACGAGATAGGCGTGTGGCTTGACGCGGGTGTAATTACGCTGTCCACGAGCAAAGCAATTCAGGGCGGCAAGCGCCCTCTTACAAACCGGCAACGGCGCGTTACAAACAACAGACAGATGCGAATGCATGGCGGCCCTCATAGCGATCCAGTGTGTGGAGAGGTCAAGCGCTGCCAGATTTCGCAGACTTGCTCTGCTTGATATCGCGCGTCAGTGAGCGTGTAACGTGCCAGGGCGCTTCTCGCATGAGGCGCATAGTCTGTGGCAGCAGCAAGGTCGAGAAGTGAACGAATGCAGCGGTATTTTGTGCCTTCAGGGAAAATGCCTGACACCTCTAAGCGATCCACGGCATAACGAAGTGAAACCAGTTTTTCCGGGGCATCTTTGAACCATACGAATAACGCCGCGTTCCGGGGACAGGTATTGTCGGCGATGAAAGCAGCAAGGCTGCAAAGTGCATCTTCTTCAGCTTCGGTTGCGCTCATTACTTCGGCGCGCCAGTGAGAGTCTTTTTTCATCCAATCGAATGCCGTACTAATGCTGATACGGCCCTTCAAGCTTTCAGATTTACGAATGTCTATCGAAGAATAAAAAACCTTTCCGATCTGCCCTGTTGAGGGTTCAAAAAACACAGCTTCAATGGCACACAGAGGTGATGACGGTTTCTTACTAACGTTAATCAAATCGATCATTACGTGATTCATGGTCTACTGCCCTCGCTGGTGATTGTTTCGTGGTTGGCTATCCACTGCTCAAGTGCTGAATAAATCTCTTCGGGGGTAAGGCCTTGCTCTTTCAGCAGGCCCATACGGATGCGCAGCAATCCGAGTAAGTGGGCGCGCTCGCCTTTGCGCGCATTGGTGCTGATTCCCATAAACTCTGGATCGCTTATTCCGCCTTCCGGCTTTATTGACGTAACCGACATGCAACCTCCTGAAAAAGGCAAAACGAATCCCCGGCAAAATGAATGCCGTTGTTTTTAATGCTGGTTAATTAGTGGTTAGGGCGCGGCTTTCTTTTAATCTGCTTAAATATCCTTTCATGCCAGTAATACATGAAATCAATAAAGGTCATTCGCGCGCGATCGTGATTACCGCGAATTGCTTTCTCTAGACCGTAAATAATTATATCAATTGATGGGCTGTTAGAGCTGACTGTAATACGCGCACCATTTCTCAGGTGGACAGTGAAACCCTGCTCAGCATTTTCTATCGCCTCGCGTATCAGCATTTCCTGTTCCCAAGATGTTTTTTCTTCGGTGAACATGGCGTACTCCGATGATCAGTTAAAGCTAGGGGGCTCCAGCCGCCAGGAGGCTCTCGCTCCCAGTTTCAGGTGTTCTAAGATCTCCGGTGTAACCTCTACGGTTACCTCCTGCGGCTGAACAAACTTCATAGCCTTCTTCAGTTGCTCAGCGTCCAGAGATAGCAGGTCGTATGGTTTAGGGATATCCCCATCGGTGACGGAAATAATGATGTTGCGGAGTTCTTCAAGAGTGCATTCATCATTCTCGCCTTGAAGCATTGCGAAATGATAAAGGTGGGATACGCCATGACGTAAAAGCTGGAGAGAGTAATCATGATTCCATTCCAGAAACTCTTTATTGAAATGGAAGCATTGTAAAAGCGAGTTAATTTTATCTGCATATTCGAGTTTCATTTTCGCCCCCAGAGATTAAAAAGCAATAAACCGCTTTTTACTCATGATTCTGTCAATCGTTCGACATGCTTCTGATAAAGCAAAGTCGATGCCGTAATAATGGCCTGTGTGCGTAATTTGATAGCGCTGACGGTTGTACGGTTTCTTGCGTGGGAGTTTCAGAATAGTAAAGCCACAGTAGAGGCTGGTTTTGCTATTGAGCTGTGATACTGATCCGCGGCTACCGTTCTTCATGTTTCCTCTCCTGAAACCGGCTATCGACCTGGCTCACCGAGACCAAGCCACATCAACCACCCTTCCCTGATCTCCTTTGGACGACTTTCGTAGGCCAGTTTCATGCCGTTGTTCCAGGCTGGAAGGTAAACCCAGTATTCGCCGGCACGGCCAGAAGTAGACTGGGGATCGGTCATCTCGATTACAGGAAGCTTCCCTTTCTCGATCATTCCTCTTACCGCAGCCGGCGTTTTCCCGATGAGTCTGGCAAATTCCTGATAAGGAACCGCATCGGTCGTGCTTGTGATTTGCTTTACCATTAACATTTCCTCGTTATTCGGTTCATGGATTGCTCTTAATGGCTTATAGTTGGCTTTAGTGTTCAATACTAAACACTTAACTGTTTACATCTAAACACCATACTATTGAGATCTAAACACCATGTCAAACGCGTTAAACGAGAAAATCGTCTTAATAAGAAAGTCTGAGTATCTAAGTAGACAGCAACTCGCTGATATAACAGGAATTCCTTATGGGACTTTAAGTTATTACGAAAGCGGACGCTCAACCCCACCAACAGACGTAATGATGAAGATTCTGCAAATACCTCAATTTACTAAATACACACTGTGGTTTATGACCGATCAGGTTTCGCCTGAAGCCGGTCAAATCGCACCGGCACTCGCACACTTTGGGCAAGACTTAACAACCTCGCAGCACTCAGACCAAAAGACTGGTTAACAATTAACCAGTCCTACATACATTTCAAATGTCTATTATTGGTCGAAAAGTATTCATCACATAATTGCAACGCGTTGAGGCCTAAAGGCAAACGCACCCATCGGAGGGTTTTCTTATGACTATTAAGAAACTCGATGATGGTCGATATGAAGTGGACATCAGGCCTGCTGGTCGCAATGGAAAGCGTATCCGCAGGAAGTTTGATAAGAAAAGTGAAGCGGTAGCTTTCGAGAAGCATACCCAGTTCAACCACCACACCAAAGAATGGTTATCAAAGCCGACGGATAAGCGGCATCTGTCTGAACTGATACAGCTTTGGTGGAATTTGAAAGGCAAGCATGAGGAGCACGGTCGGATAAACCGCAACAAGTTAGATATTTTTTGCAGGATTACCGACGATCCTTGTGCTTTTCAGATTACAAAAGCGCTGATTAGTCAGTATTACGCGGCAAGAAGAAGCCAGGGCATTAAAGCTTCCACCATTAACCGTGATCTCAACAGCATCAGTGGCATGTTCACAGCGCTTATCGAGGCCGAGTTGTTTTCGGGTGAACATCCGATCAGAGGGCGGAAGAAGTTGAAAGAAGATGTCCCAGAAACTGGCTATCTGACAGAGGACGAAATCAAGCACTTGCTCTTTAAACTGGATGGCGACAACAAGAAGATAGCTGTTCTGTGTTTAAGTACTGGTGCTCGCTGGGGCGAAGCGGCTCGACTCAAGGCGGAACACATCATACAGAACCGTGTGACGTTCGTTAAAACCAAGAGTAACAAGCAGCGGACTGTTCCAGTTTCAGCGGAAGTGGCAAAACTCATAGCGGATGGTAAACGAGGGTTGTTATTTGGTAAGGCGTCTTATTCTGACTTCAGGCAGATACTCAGGGAAGTAAAACCTGATCTTCCGACCGGCCAGGCGACGCATGCACTACGCCACAGTTTCGCGACGCACTTTATGATTAATGGGGGAAGCATCATTACATTACAGAGGATCCTAGGACATGCGCGAATTGAGCAAACTATGGCCTACGCTCACTTTGCGCCCGAATACCTCCAGGATGCAATCTCACTTAACCCGCTGAGAGGTGGTGCTGATGCGTAAAATGTCCACATTATGTCCACACTTAGGTAGGTAAATATGGCTTTCAACGGTCTTGCGTGCCGCACAACCCCGCATTGCACCGTTGAAAGCCGTAGTGTCTGGGGCGGCTAACGCACCCGACGGGGCTTTTTTTCCCACCGCGTGGACAAGTATTCCCCAGACAGATGTGATAAATTTAAAAATATCACTGTTTATTTGACGCTGATGTCCGTTTGCAGCCCAATATGCTGGGGTGACGTTTGGCGTGCTGGAGCTGTATTATTCATGTCAGATTTTATTCTTGCCCGGGTGTCGCAAACCCTCGCTGCGGAACAATCCCTGGAAACCCTGGTGCGCCAGCTGCTGGAGATGCTGGAGGCGGTGACGCGAATGGAGTCCACCTACCTCACCCGCATTGATACCAACGCCCAGCGGCAGCAGATCATGTTCGCCCACAACAGCAGCGAAATGCAGATCCCGGAAGGATTTTCCGTCCCCTGGGATGAATCCCTGTGCAAACGCGCCCTTGAGGATCAGTGTACGTTTAGCAATGACGTTGCCAACCGCTGGCACTCCTGCATCGCCGCCCAGGAGCTGGGAATCGCTACTTTTTTAAGCATTCCCGTCCGCCTGGCCGACGGCTCTCTGTTCGGCACCCTCTGCGCCACCAGCCGGCAACAACAGCCTTATAACCTCGAAGGCGAACAGGTCATGGGCCTGTTTGCGAAGCTCATTTCCCACTACGTGGAAAAAGACACCCTGGTGCAACAGCTGCAGGCGGCAAACGTCGCGCTGGAGCTGCACTCGTCTACCGATGAGCTCACCCAGCTTCCCAATCGCCGCGCGCTGTTTAAGCAGCTGGCGTTACGCTTTGCCTCCGCCCGCGCCCAGCAGCAGCAGGTCTCGCTTATTTTTATCGATCTCGATGGTTTCAAAGCCATTAACGATCGGTTCGGCCATCCGTGCGGCGACAGCTTTCTGGTGCAGGTCGGCAAACGACTCACCGCTGTCGCGCGCCGGGAAGATATCGTTGGCCGCCTTGGCGGCGATGAGTTTTTGATCGTCGGTAGCGCCCAGCAGCCTGCCGCACAGCAGGCGTATGTCACGTCTCTGCGTCAGGCTCTGTGCGGCGTCTACTTCCTCGGCGAACAGCGTATCGACTATGAGGGCGCTAGCTTCGGGGTGGTCACCTGCGATCCGCAGAGTATCGATGTTGAAGCGGCCTTACGCGCTGCCGATGAGGCGATGTACCAGGATAAGAAGTCCCGCCGCCAGGAGAATTTCATTCATATTGACTAA